ATGGCACGGACAACGCGCCCCCTCACTAACACCGAAGTTCTACGAGCAAAAGCAGGCGAGAAAGAGCTGACGCTTCATGACGGCGAAGGTTTATTCCTTATCGTTAAGACGACCGGAAAAAAGCTATGGCGTTTTCGGTATCAAAGACCGACCACCAAAAAAAGAACGATGGTTGGTTTAGGTTCCTTCCCTGCCCTTTCGCTTGCGGATGCCCGAGCATTACGAGCTGAATATCTTTCATTGTTAGCCAAAGGCATCGACCCACAGGTTCAAGCAGAGGTCACAGAGGAACAGCAGCAAATTGCCCTCGACAGTATTTTCTCCACCGTGGCCGCTAACTGGTTCCAGCTCAAAAGCAAAAGCGTCACAGCAGATTACGCGAAGGATATTTGGCGTTCTCTGGATAAAGACGTGTTCCCAGCCATTGGTGAGATCCCTGTTCAGGAAATCAAAGCCAGAACGTTAGTTGAAGCACTTGAACCCATCAAAGCGCGTGGAGCACTTGAGACAGTTCGCCGTTTGGTACAGCGCGTCAATGAAATAATGATATATGCGGTTAACACCGGTTTGATTGATTCAAACCCGGCATCCGGTGTTGGTATGGCTTTTGAGCGGCCTAAAAAGCAAAACATGCCAACCTTACGACCGGAAGAACTTCCAAACCTCATGCGCTCACTAGTGATGTCTAACCTTTCGGTTTCGACTCGTTGTTTGATTGAATGGCAGCTCCTGACACTTGTGCGCCCTGCGGAGGCTTCCGGTACTAGATGGGAAGAAATCGATCTCGATACCAAGCTGTGGACTATTCCAGCAGAACGAATGAAGGGCAAACGCGAGCACGTTGTTCCTTTATCTCCTCAGGCATTAGAGATTCTGGAGGTAATGAAGCCTATTAGCTCTCACCGAGAACATGTTTTCCCGAGCAGGAATGATCCAAAGCAAGCAATGAATAGCCAAACGGCTAATGCTGCTATAAAACGCATCGGATATGGTGGAAAGTTAGTCGCACATGGGCTGCGCTCAATTGCAAGTACAGCAATGAATGAGGCCGGATTTAACGCAGATGTAATTGAAACAGCCTTGGCGCATTCAGATAAAAATGAAGTTCGTCGTGCTTACAATAGATCTACCTACTTAGAGGCTCGTTATGAGCTAATGCAATGGTGGGGAATTGTCGTTTATAAAAAAATGAGAGCATATTAATGATAAAAATTAATGATATTATTTTTGGAAAGCCACAGGACAATAACCAAGATCGCATTACCCTTGAAGTTATTGATATTAAAAAATCAATTTATAAAATCCACAACAACCACATTTTTGTTCTAAAAATAGCTATCAACCTTAACAATGAAATAGATCATTTTCATTTCAAAAAATACAAAGCCAACACTAATTCCAACACTCTCACCATGCTTTTAGTTGGGCGTAATGACAACGAAAATGACTTATTCAAAAAATTATCCTCCAATAAAATATCTTTACGAGATATAGAAACCGACTTAAATTATTACTTCCTGAGTCAAATTGATGACGAGGGAACTTATCGGTACATTAATAAAAACCTAAATACAAATGATGCTTTAGATTTTCTGTATACGATAAAAGATTTAGGCGCTGGTTTTAATATAAAAAAATCTCATAGATTCATACGAGAAAATTCTAACAAAATATTTTTTGATCTACTACTTAACAATAGCGCCAGTTATTATGCGTTTACCAATGGCTATAAACACCTGGTAAACACAAATAATATAATTTATAACATACAACCACCATCACATTTAACCATTGAGGACTTTGAAAATAATAAGTACAAGTTAAATTTTTCAAAATATCACAACATAAACATACCTATACATATATTAATAGGGAAAAACGGTAGTGGTAAAACATTTTTATTGAATAGAATTGCTAAAAACTACCTTTCTTTAAAGCATGATTCTCATGATAAAAATGAGGTATTTAGTAGAATAATTGCATTATCCAACACGATTAACGACAGTTGTTACCGCCCTACAAATATTACAAAAAACCGTTCCAAAACAAACAACTATAATTTTATATCCCTTACTTCCAAGAAACATTACAATAATTTATTTATTAGAGGGAGAAAGTTAACTTTATTATCTTTAATGGAAATGGTGAAAGAACGCGACTCCACAAAAGAAGGTTTTTTTAAACAAAGTCAATTATTAGATAAAGTCACTGAAACAATAATCCCTAACTTCTCAATAGGAATTAAAACTAATAGTGATGAGATAAAATCTAAAAGTTTTTCCAATTTGATAGACCGTTATACGCTGGTCAACTTAAATGGGAACCTGGATCTGTTAACTGGCACAGAAATTGAATACACCCTCCCAAACGAGGAAATTGTTTTTTATAAAGATGAGCAACCATTTGAGCTTAGCTCAGGACAACTGGCATTTTTGACATGTATGTTTTCATTGATTTCAATCGTCGAAACAAACAGCCTAATATTAATAGAAGAACCTGAAAACTACCTGCATCCAAGTTTGCTAACCCACTTTATAAATTCACTTACAAATATATTAAGAGACACAAATTCAGTTGCTATCGCAACAACACATTCAGCATTAGTATTAAGAGAAATCCCCTCTCAGCAAGTAACTATTTTGCATCGAAACAATGGCGTTACAAGGTTCAAAAATACGAAAATTGAGACCTTTGGCGCAGATACACATCAAATAATGATTGATGTTTTCGGCGACTTACACTCAAACGCTATTTTCAGAGAAGAAATCTCCAATATAGCAAAAAACAATACGATCTCAGAAATATTAAGTAATTACTCTCACCTTCCTTCAGACTTAATTAATAAAATAATAATGGAGGCAAAATTAAAATGAGACCTTTAACAAAGCCTTTGGAGATAAGCAAAATTGAAAATGATGTTAATTTAGCATCTGCAATAGACATCATGACATCATTAAATGAGCCAGTTGGAATTTTAGATTTAAGTTCAAAAAAAACAGTTTGGTTGCATGAATTAATTAAATATAATTATGAGATGCTTCAAAATAAAAGGTTAAGTCACAACAATCGCATAAACCTTTCTAAATTCCAGACCCAATTAGAATGGATTTACAAAAACCCAAGTAAAAAAAGAAAAACTAATTTCATAGATGATATTAGGAATGCATATGTTAACAATGGGATTTTATGTCCATACTGTGGCGTGTCCCCATGTCGAACATTAGACCATTATTACAACAAAGCGCTCCTACCCCAATTCGCATTCCTACCTGAAAATCTTATTCCATGCTGTGGTGATTGTAACAAAGACAAAGGTGCAAAAAAATCATTCGGCGCATGGAGGAGAATAATCAATCCTTATTATGATGATTATCAATCATTACTACAAAACGAACCATTACTCATTGTTATATTTAAAGAAAACCCATACCCCTCTGTAGATATGAAATTTATTGTTACTGCAAACAATAACCTCCCCTATATAATAAAAAAACACATCAACTTCCATCTACGAACAATTAAAATTGAAAAATTGCATCAGGAAATGATTTCAAACTCTTTTTGGAGAAATGCAAAGCAACTGAGAAAATATAAAGAATTACTTGATAAAGGTAGTATTACCATTAACACACACAGAGATTTGGTGGATAGTTTTATTTCAATAAATGACAATTTAACATACGACTGGGAATATATAATCAGATTCTCCCTTTACAATTTCAGGACGAACAATTGGATATACCAGAGCAATTTAATAAAACTTCGTTAAACCAAGTTAAATGAAAATAAGCTTATAGATTTAAAAGGTAACTTTAATTTTATGAGCTTTTTATCAATTATACATTTAGCGCGCAATGCTATCCCCGCCACGCCTGCCCGCTTCATGGGTGGGTTTTAATGCATATGCATGAACACCCCGGAGCCGTGCCAGCTCTGGGATGTTGAGGTGTGAAAAATACGGGGTTTTACATGCAAAACCATGCACGGTAATGCATGGTTTAATTGAATTAAATAGCAGTATTTTTTGGCGTATTTTAAACGGGGTTTTGCTGGCTCAGTTCTGCCTGCCGGTGCGCATAAACACGGTTCTGTACCGGTGTGTATTTTTGCTGATTATCAACACGCGAAGCCGCATCAGGCCTGAATCCGATGGCCGTTAAAATGTCGTTGTTTTCAGCCGTGTAATTGATTTCCTGACTCGTGGTCAGATACCCCCGCAGGGCTTCACCGATGTAATGCGTCGCTCGTCGTATCGCCAGCTCTCTGACTGCCGCAGGAAACTGATTAATACCCATTAATTCCGGTGCCAGTGTATTGACCAGTGCCGCCCCGTTCTGCGTCATAAAAGCGCCCAGGGCATTCCCGATGCTGATGTGTTGCACCGCTTCATGTGAACGGATATAGCGGCCAGCCGCACAGGTAATTTCCCACTGCTTAATGTCGATGTATTCGCTCAGGTAGCGGATTTTCTCTGCGTTCCGGGGCGCTCCCGGTGCGAGGTGTTCATCCAGTTCCGTCTCTGCTGCGGCCAGCTCATCTTTTTTATTCAGCCAGGCTGTTTTATTCGCCTGACACACTGCAAAGGCCTGCTGTAATGGTGTGTCGCTCATTGATTCATCCCCGTCTGGTCATTGTGTCGCTGATGGTCGCTGTTTCGGCTCTTTATCCATTTCTGCCTGGATAAAATCATCATCAGGCTCATCACTGGCCACCGGCTGTCGGATAATCGACTCAACGGACTCCATCGACCGGAAGGTCGCAGAGCAGAGCACATTCTGGCACTGGTAATAGCGATGCTTGACGCTGTCAGACAGATAGCGGCTTGAACGGGAATGGGCTGAGGTTTTACAGAATGGACAGTGCATCATGACAGTAACCCTTTCGCTTTGAGCTGCGCTTCCAGTTGCTGCATGCGCTCGTAAAATGCCTTATTGGCGAATGGTGTTCCCGCCACATTATGATCCATATGTGGCAGCGTCAGGGATGACAGGCCGGTTTTGTAGAGCACCGGTTCGTCGGTAAGACGCAGGTTATACCCACTGATTTTCTGCTCAAGAAACAGGGTGACCTGATGCATGACCGCTTTATCCGGTTCGACGTAGCCCTGATGACCGGTGTTGTTAGCCAGGGGGTTATCTAATACCAGGCCTTTTAGCTTCATTGCCCGGACAAGTGCGCCGCAGGCGGTTTCCAGTGCCTGTTTCAGTTCACCCTCAGCATAGTCACGCAAAACGGACAGATGAGCCTGTCGGTACGCTTTTGCGCTCGAATCACAGGCTCCCTTTAGCTTCTCCCGTTCAAACTCCAGCACCTGTGCCAGATTGTCGCATTCCTGTGCCAGCTCACGCTGTGCCACACGTTCAATGTGACGCTTTTTCAGGTCATCCGTCAGCACAGCACCACCGGCGCGGAACAGGTTGCGCCAGCTATTCGTGTCCTCACCGTTTTCCTGCTCCAGCTCCGCTTTCTGTTCGCGGGCGCGGTTGATGGCCGTTTCGGTCTCATCAATTTTGCGGGCGTTCTCAAGATGAGCCGCCTTTGCCGCTTCAAGACGCTGCATACCGGCTTTCAGGGATTCAGGAATAGTTATGGTCTGGGTCATGAGTGCCTCTCCGTCATTTCAATGAGTGGCTATTCTGCCGTGTGCCACACAACAAGAGGATCGGTTGTGGATGTACCAGCCCTGACACAAGAAGACCTGAAAACAGGCTTGCCAGAGGAAAGGTCGCAGGAACATACCCCCTCTTTTATTATTTTTTTACTATTAACTATTCACTCTGTTCACCTTTAAAAAAAAGATAAGTAATACAGTAAATTAAATGGTGAACAGTTGGTTTTCGACTGTTCACCGTCTGTTCACCACTGTTCACCCTGATTATTTTCGACAGCGAGATGGCTTTGATACTCATTAGATTTATTTGCAATAAATAAACGTTTTTATATATCTATAAGGAATCATTGATTTGCCATTTTGTTCCACCGTATTGCATATGATTGCCAGTATTTACCAGTCTATTTCTTTTGAATAAGTCAATGATTGTTTACATAAAATCATATGTTGCCCTCAGAGAAAATATTCACAAAATAGAGAGCTACCCGAAGCCGGACGGACACGACCGGATCTCTATGGACTGTTATGAGGTAGCTTTATGCACACCGCTTTTTCCGCACTATCTTCCGCGCCAGCCGCGCATCTGCCGCCAGTTTCTACCCCGACTCAGGAGCGTTTTTTACGACTCCCGGAAGTCATTCACCAGTGCGGGCTGTCCCGCTCCACGCTTTACGATTTAATCGCCCGCAATGCATTCCCGACGCAGGTTTCCCTCGGTGGTAAAAATGTCGCCTGGCTCCAGTCAGAAGTCACCGTGTGGATGTCAGAACGTATCGCACAACGAAACCGGGGATGTGACGCATGAATCAGCCTCGTTTTCAAAAAGCCCCTTTCCCTGGCTTGCATCCCTTCCAGGTTTGCGGTTATAGTTTTTCCGCTGTCGCAAAATCGACAGCCGGGCGTAGGAACCCGTGTTTAACTATGGCGACACCAGACGCGCCATGCGTCTTTTTTTACGTCGTTGCTCAGGCACACCCATATTTTGAACTATGGTGTTTACACTGTGGTTCAGGTCAGATAATGGTGGCCCGGGCGGGGCAGCTTTCGGGCTGGCCGGTTCTCATAGTTACCGGTATTCCTACCCCCGTCCGGGCTACCACCCATGAGTGTAGGAACTCCGGTGGTGGCTGTATTCAGCTAACTATGGAGGTTGCCCTTATGGCTTCGACCCTCGCCCCGACTCACCCGCAGTTTGTCTTTGTTTTTGCCGCCGTTCGTCGTACCGAACGCACCAGCCGCGTTTCCATGCTCCGTACCGTCGCCGGTGATGAGCACACCGCCCGTCTTTCCCTTGTCCGTGATTACATTCTTTCCTTTGCCGCCCGTCTGCCCGTTGCGGAGGTGGCTCATGCATAACGCAACCCCCATTAAAAATGTCTCAGCCCGTCGTGGTAACGAAAATCCGGTCATTGCTCACCTGAGCATCGAGGCGTACCACAAACTCAACCGCGCCAGTGCCGTATCGCAGTTTGTCGGCGGTGATTTACAGCATCGGGAAATGAACGGGTTACACCAGCTCTATATTCCGCAAATATTCAGCTATATCCATGACGACATCAGTTTCGTGCTGGAGGAATTAAAAGCGAAAGGGCTGTGCCAGGAATTTCTGTCGCAAGGTGGTTTAACTGAATTACACGGCGGGGAATAAACCATGTTTGATTTTCCACAGCCGGGTGAAAAATACCGCACGGATATTTATGCCGCTGTGACGGTGGTGGGCATTCTGGCCGATGGCATTCCGTGGGATTTGCCTTACCGCTGCCCGGATATGGTCTGGAACCCATTCCGCAAACCCTACACCATTCTTATTCGTATTGAGTCAGACGGTCAGGTGATTGAAATACCGCTCGGGCGCTTTTTGCGGGAATTTATCTGTATTCGTCCTGATGTGTTTAAGCGTAACCCTGAGAACCGTTATACGGTGCTGAAAATAATAACGAATGACCCGGTATTACAAATCTGGCGTAAACGGAATATTGATATTTATCCGGAAGAGAATAAACCGGTAATAAAAAATATCCCGGTGGTGTATTCGTGGCGTGATATTTCCCGCCCTGAGCCGGATAACAGTTACCGCCATTACCTGTAATTAAATCACTCATTCAATTTATGTGCGTATCTGCACAGGGCTTCGCACACCCTCAGGAGACCGAATCATGGATATCACGCAGCCGGTAACACCGTCAGGAATTAACGCCACCATTACGCTGGATGACCTGCGTTGCCTGGAACATTTATTACGTGTCGGCCAGTTCGCCGGTGATTTGCTGGAGCATCAGGAATGCACCGTACTGAGCCAGCCCCCGGCGCAACAAACGCAACTCGCTTCACTGCTGTTTCTGATGACCGCCCAGCTCGACGGTGTGGTCGAACGCTGCCACATGAGCTGGATGACTACGGAGAAAAACCAATGAAAAGAATGCCACTTTCACCCGTTCTGCGCGCAGCGCTCTACCGTCGCACCGTGGCCTGTGCCTGGCTCAATATCTGCCAGCAACAGAAACGCTTTCCACAGCTCACGCTCGGCGCGGTGGAGGATGCCATTGCCGGTGAGCTGGAGGGATTTTATCTGCGCCAGCACGGGCTGGAGAAAGGCCGGGAAATTGCCTGTGCGTTACTGGAGGACTTACTGGAAAGCGGCGCACTGAAAACCACACCGGCGCTGTCGTTTCTCGGGCTGGCCGTCATGGATGAACTCTGCACCCGCCACTTAACGCAACCGGCGCAGCCGTAAGGAAAAAACAATGAACATGAAAGTTACCGAAGCCGTGAACGCCGCTAAAGGTCAGTGGCCGCACATCCTCCCGGCGCTGGGCGTGAATGTGGTGCTTAACCGCCATCAGCCCTGTCCGGTGTGTCAGGGTAAAGACCGTTTTCGCTTTGACGACAAAGACGGGCGCGGCACCTGGTACTGTAACCAGTGCGGAGCCGGTGACGGCCTGAGTCTGGTCTCAAAAGCGCTGGCCGTGTCGGTTGCGGAAGCGGCAAGCCAGGTCAACAGCGTGACCGGCAATCTGCCGCCGGTGCCAGCGGATGAAGTCGCCAGTGCCCCGGACAGCGAGAAAGCGATGAAAGAGGCCGCCGCGCTGGCCGCCCGTTTACTGGAAGCGAGCCGCACGACCACCGGCAATGCCTATCTCCCCCGCAAGGGGTTAGCACAGCGAGCCTGTCAGGTGCTGACCACCACGCATAAAGTGGCGACCATCACTTACCGCGCCGGTGATGTGCTTGTGCCGCTGCACACCCCGGAGGGGGAACTGGTTAACCTCCAGCTCATCAACGCCGGTGGCACCAAACGCACGCTCAAAGGCGGTCAGGTGAAAGGCACCTGCCACACCATCGAGGGGAAAAACACCGCCTCAAAACGGCTCTGGTTAGTGGAGGGTTACGCCACCGGCCTGACGGTGAACCAGCTCACCGGCGATACCGTTCTGGTGGCGCTCTCGTCCGTGAACCTTCTTTCTCTGGCAAGCCTTGTCCGGGAACGGCACCCGGCACAGCAAATCATCATTGCTGCCGACCGTGACCTCAACGGCGACGGGCAGACCAAAGCCGCAGCCGCTGCAAATACCTGTCAGGGAATGGTCGCGCTGCCGCCGGTATTTGGTGACTGGAATGATGCATTTATGCAGCACGGGGAAGAAGCCACCCGCAGCGCATTGCAGGAAACCGTAAAAGCACCGGCGGTTAGCCCGTTCGAGCAAATGAGCGAGGCCGAATTTACCGCCATGAGTACCAGTGAAAAGGCGATGCGCGTTTCTGAGCATTACGGCCATGCGCTGGCCGTTGACCCGAACGGCGAGATAATTTCCCGCTATGAAGCCGGTGCCTGGAAAGTGCTGCCGTCCACGCAGTTTGCCCGCGATGTGGCGGCACTGTTCCAGCGTATCGGTGCGGGTTTCTCGTCCGGGAAAATCTCGGCGGTGGTCGATACCCTCAAGCTTATTCTGGCGCAGCATGAAGCCCCGGCACGGCGTTTAATCGGTTTCCGAAACGGCGTACTCGATACAACCAGCGGCATATTTAATCCGCACAGCAAAACGCACTGGCTGAGAACATTATGTGATGTGGATTTCACCCCGCCGGTGGCCGGGGAAACACTGGAGCGCGATGCGCCGCATTTCTGGCAATGGCTCGACCGTGCCGCAGGCCGGAACGCACAGAAGCGCGACATTATTCTCGCAGCCCTGTTTATGGTGCTGGCGAACCGCTACGACTGGCAGCTTTTTCTTGAAGTGACCGGTCCAGGGGGAAGCGGGAAAAGTATCATGGCCGAAATTGCGACCATGCTTGCCGGGAAGGACAACACCACCTCAGCCACCATCGAGACGCTGGAATCATCACGCGAACGTGCAGCAGTGATTGGCTACTCGCTAATCATTCTGCCTGACCAGGAGAAATGGAGCGGGGACGGTGCAGGTCTCAAGGCCATTACCGGCGGTGATGCGGTCTCAGTTGATCCGAAATACAAGGATGCGTATTCGACCCATATTCCGGCGGTGATTCTGGCCGTTAACAACAACCCTATGCGCTTTACCGACCGCAGCGGCGGTGTCTCCCGTCGTCGTGTAATACTCCACTTCCCGGAGCAGATTGCCCCGGAAGAACGCGACCCGCAGCTCAGGAATAAAATCTCGCAGGAGCTGGCCGTCATCGTGCGCCAGCTTATGCAGCAGTTCAGCCAACCGGCTACGGCACGTAATCTGCTACAGGCGCAGCAGAACTCCGACGAGGCGCTCAGCATTAAACGTGATGCTGACCCAACGTTTGATTTTTGCGGCTATCTCGAAGCGCTGCCAGAACCTGATGGAATGTACATGGGGAACGCTAACATTATTCCACGGCAGCCCCGTATCTACCTATATCACGCCTATCTGATATACATGGAAGCTCACGGCTATAAAAACACGCTAAGCCTCACAATGTTCGGTAAAGGGCTGTCGGCCATGCTCAAAGAGTACGGCCTGAACTATGACAAGCGACGAACGAATCAGGGAATACAGACCAATCTTGCGCTCAAGGAGGAAAGCAACTCCGATTGGCTGCCGAAATGCGATGAACCCACAGCAAAATAACCTACTAAGACCGGCTATGCCGGTCTTTTTTACTTGATAATCGTAAAAAGTTAACAGAAAAGTGTTGAATGGCCACCAATTGACCAATCATTGTCATCATAAAAATAATGAACTCTTTATACGAATAAAATTTTTACTTACCATTAGTCAAAAATGGTCTTCTCTAACGTAACGGAATGATGCGCTCATTCTAGTTGCTAAAGTTAGCTTTTCGCCGTTATAAAGCACCATTCCACGGAGTTCCCGGCAGTTTCGTGCCAATAACAATATTACAGGTACTACAGTTCATTAATCATGTGGAGCTAGTCACATATGAATATATAATTCCCTAAGTCATTAACTCAATACATGATTGTTAACTGGACTAAAGCAAGAATCCCATTGCGCAAACACAGACCAGAGGAAAATTT